AGTGGGCTTTTTTTTCTTCTTCTTTTTACCGTATGCCATAACTATTCCTCGTCGAATACTGGTCGCCAGTGGTGTCGGCAGTTGTAACCACCGCGCACGATAAATGGGTCGCCAGATGATTTACCTTGCCAGCTTCCCGCCCATGTTGATTCTATTTCGTCATCAGTGAAAACTTGATTAGAGTGCTGTCTACAGAATGGCCTGCTGTCCCTGATAACACCCCCATAATACTTCCACTTAGTAGCACCGCTTGCCTTACCGATAGCAGTGTTAATGCTCGCGTCAAACTGCATGAGACTGTCTTGCGCCATCTGGGTACTGTAACGTCTTAGGTTATTGCCTGCCCTGTCTCTGGCAAACTTGGTGCGTAGCTGCTCTGCCGCTTCCTTGGCTGCCGCAGGTGAACCGTTGCTCACTATATCAACTAGCCTCTGGGCTTCTACATCGTCGCTCTGGATATACACGCCGTTGATTGTCTGGCGTAGGTTCTTAACTGTATCGTTGAAGCTGCGACCTGTCAGGGTTGACTGGTAGACCTCACTCGCTAAGACATCAAGGTATTCGTTAGCAACTGATTCAAAGCCTTGGAATGATAGGCGCTGTAGCTGGTTTACAACGCTCGTATCTAGCTTGGTAAAGTCTCCGTATTGCCCTAGCATATCCTGCGCATCAATTGCGACAGAACCATATCCACGCACGATAGAATCGACCTCTGACAAATACTCTTCATCAAGTGCCGCCCGCAAATCTGCACGAACTGAAATAGCCCACTCTGTGTCAAAGAGCAGGCCATCTTTTAGCGGTGCGCCAGCCATAACATTAGCTACGCGCTCCTCTAGCTTCACCAGAGCATCAGCTACTCTTTGCTGGTGTGAATCTGCCAGCTTGTCTAGAATCTCATCATAAGCGTTATCTGTAGGCATTATTCAGCCTCGTCGTTGAACTGCCCCAATACCTGCGAACCCTGCTCAATCTCTAAATGCGATTTGGCTAGGTTCTCATCGTCCAACACTAGGTCAGCAATCTGCTTATCTATTTCTTGCGCTAGGGTCTTAGACTTAACGCCAGATGCGCGCATAGACTGAAGGAATACCAGCTCTTTGTCCATGTCCCGAATATCAAAGCTGTCAGGGTAGAATATCTCAACGTCAGGGGTTAGCTCCTGCCAATCACACCAAAGGTTCCAGATTTGTTCTTCGGCAAGCTCTAAGATGTCAGCCTTCTCAGCCAACTTTGCGTTAAGCATCTGGAACTCTGTCTGCATTGCTACGCCAGACTGCGTGATAGCCTCTGTGCCGCGAACCGCGCCCATGTGAGACATGCGATTAATGTATTCAATCTTGTCGTTGATAGCGGCTCTTACGCTGTCTAGATTTGAACCGTTAGGCTGGAGCATATAAGGCTTCATTGCCGCGTCCATATCGTCAGGCATATTAATCACTGAACCAGCGCCAGCACTTGCATCAGTCTCGTATGACTTAACCAGTGTCGGGTGGTTGCTGATACGGATAAGCTGCTCTACTTCCGAAAGCTCCTGATAGATAGCTCGCTGCATATAGGCAACGTCTGACAGGTCACTAATACCAATGCCGCGTACTACTGAACGCTGTGCAGGTAGGAACACCGCAGGGATTCGCCCTAGCGCGTTCTCGTCTGTGCTTATGTGAGTGTCCTGCTCGTTGATACTCTTAAACAGCTTCACCTCATCCTTTGTCCAGATGCGGTAATAAACCACCTTTTCAGTGTCGCTGATTTCCTCGATAGACTCGCGCACCTTCAGGTAACAAAGCTCGTAGCGACCAGACGGCATACGCTCATATTCCCAGTCGAATACATTCTCAGGGGTGAACATATTCAAATAAGGTCTGATGTCTTGGCCTAGCTCCTCAGCCTTGGTGCGGGCGTTAGATGCGGGCTTATCGACCATAATCCAGACGTTACCGTATACGCTCGCCCAGATGTTAGCCTCTCGCATAAACGCATTGAAGCTGCGCCCATCTAGGTCAGCATCTTTCATAAATGGTTCAAGGGCATAGTTACCAGCGGCAGAGTTAAAGCTGCGCACTGGTGCTTGTCGCCATAGAAAGCTGCTGTAGATGTGGATAATGTTCTTGCTGTGGTTGTCCATCGGTGTCAGGTCAAGGCGGCGGCTGTACTCTTCACTGTCTTCATTAACATAGCGCGTCAGATAGGAGCCATCACGATAGTCTTCACCACCCATATAACTGCGCAGGTAGAACTCCCAGCGGTATTTATTGTGGTCATATTCTGGGTGCGTGTATTCTAAATTTTTACTCATTAACTCCACCTTTGTGGTTTGGGTACTATGCGGTCTGTTCTAACTGGGAATAGGTATTCTACCAGATAGCCAAGAGCATCATTCATGTGGTCAAAACCATCCTTATTAGGAACGCTAGTGCCTTCTTTGTAGGTCTGGCGCTCTAAGGATTCTATTGTCTGTTTACACTTAGGGTCTATCAACAAGTTCCGCTGCCCATCACTGGAAAGCAATCTGGAATTGACCGCGTTTATTCTATCCCTAACCAGTGCGTGTCTGGTCTTTGCTTTAACCTCAAAACCTGCGTTCTGAAGTATGCTCAAATCTGTGCGCCCACCTGCGCTGGTCTTGCGTTGGCGTGAAGCTGGGTCAGGGTAGATGATAACATGTTTGTCAGGGTAGCGCGTTCTGATTTCCTGCGCCATCTCTTGCGTATTACTGCCGAACATTACTATTTCATCAACAGCGATTAGGGTGTCATGGTGGCGTATACAAACAACAGCACTCATCGGGTCAATATTGAAGTCCATTCCAACATGCAGGGTGTGGTGGTCTGTCTCTATCTTGCGCACTGAATCTTCACGACTAAAGCCGTAGTAGATAAGCCCCGAATAGTTTACAAACTGGGCTTGGTATTCCTGCTGAAAGGTGCGTTCATCAAGGTCAGCTTTAGCCGATTCAATCTCTGCCGCAGGAACATTGCCGCCCTCAATCGTTGTGTACTGAAAGCTATCCCAATCTGCATCACCGTCTAGCCCTTTGGTGTACAGGTCATAGAAATGGTTGCGCCCTTTAGGTGTGCCGATAAACAACGCACTCCCTTGCCTATCTGACAGGCTGGGTCTGATAACCTCATACCACGCCTCTGGTCGCATATCTGCAAACTCGTCAAGGACAACAAAGTCTAAAGCTCGTCCTCTAAGGTTGTTAGGCTTCTCCGCTCCCTTCAAGCTGATAACGCTACCGTTAATCAGGCGCATAGTCAGGCTGCTTTCGTTTGTCTTGGTCAGGTATTCAGGCGGGATAGTCTGTATAAGCATATCCCAAGCAATCTCTTTTGCGGATCCGTAGGTGGGGGCTACATACCAGCAGTTTTTATTCTTGCCACTGATAGCGGCTCGCAGTATCTCCCCAGTAGACAGAAAGGTCTTGCCGAATCTACGCCCAGCAACAACAGCACGAAAGCGGCTACTGCTAGTGAATATCTCACTCTGAGGTAGGGTCAGTAACACGGCTGTCTAATATGATATTGATAGGGGGTATTTCCTGAACCTCTGCCTCTGTTTCTTTCCAGCCGCCTTGGGTCTTCAGGTAAAAGATGTTTGCTGTTACGTTGCCGCCCTTAGCCATCTGGATTAGGTTGCTGCCCATGCTTGCGACTTGTTTTACTCTGCCCTTTTTATAAGCCGCAGAAACTTCAGGCTGTCGCTTCTCTATCTCGCGTAATGTGTTTTCACATATATCGAAATAGTCAGCCACTTGCGCCTTAGTAAGTACCGCAGACAATGCTTGTAGCTCTATTATCTGCTCTGGCGTTAGCTCAACAGGTGGTCGCCCACCCCCATCGCCTTGGTTGCCTTGTTTCATGTTTTACCCACATATTCAAAAGATGCAGTTAATCTTGCAGTGCTGGTGGTGTTGCTGTCTTTACTGAATCCGCTTGTTGGACCCGCTGGCTGTAATCTACTGGGCTTTCTTGTCATAACCCAATTTTTAGATGCTCTTAACCCATGGATAAAAGATGGCGCAGAGGTTACTAGCTTCACTCTAAAACCCATTTCTTTATACCTTTTACAGATGTGACTCATAAACCGACCGCCTAAACCAATACCCTGATAGTCAGGCTTAACCACTATTCTATGAATGCGCTTGCAGTTCTTTAATTGAGCATGAGGCAAAGGCAGCACACTGCACCAAGCAACAGGCTCTCCATTTATTTCAGCAATGTATTTATGGGCAGACTTATTATGACTAGAACTTAAATAGTGAAACTCTTTAAATAAATCCCATTCGCTTTGTTCCGCCTTTCTGATATTAACTTGGATGTCTGGTCGCCTAAGTGACCTCCGATAAAACTGCTTTTCATTAGCGTCATATAACCAGTCAGGTTCTAGCCATTCCTCAATATCGTAATGACAAGATACCGCAATAAATTGTTTATTCTCTTTTCTAATATACTTTTGAATCGCAGCACTACCAATTTGAGCAACTTGCCTATCAACTACTGAAGTAAACTCATCATATATTATAGGCTTATCTGATTCTAATATTAGCCTTGCTAGTTCCGCCCTCATTTTCTGACCATTGGATAATACCGAAAAAGGCTTGAGCCAGTCAGGAGGCGACGAAAAACCAACTTTATTTAAAGAATCGGTTATATCTATAGCGGATAGACCTTCAGCAAAATCATCAACAACAGTTCTATCAGTCCATTTAAAGCCATTAAATAATTCAAAATCTTTAAATACGTTTTTAGCTATTGTAGTTTTACCTGAGCCTGAAGCTCCTACAATTAATCCAATATTCCATTCTATGTCTTCAATCGGTATATCAACATCAAATTCTTTTCTAACAAAAGAAGAATCATAATCGAATTGTCCTTTAACCTTTTCAACTCTAAAAGATGATGGAATATTACTCTCAACTATAAACTTTGAACTTGGCATTCATAACCCTTTTGCTGTAGCTCATTAAAGACTCGCTCTTGATGATTTTCATCGGTGCAATTAACCACAATATTGTAAACTGAACTATATGAATCTTCTTTAAGCTCTACCGCATCTTGTTCTAAACCGTCAATCAGGTTAGCTAATTCATTGTCGTCAAAACCCAATTTAGTAATATCAAAATCACTAGATATAGTTTCTATTTCTAATTTTAATGCCTCATAGTCCCAGCCAGCATTCAAAGCCAACTTGTTATCAGCAATAACGTACGCCTTTCTCTGAGCCTCTGTAAGCCCTTCTAAGGTGATTGTCGGAACCTCGGCAATACCGCATAGCTGTGCAGCTAAAAGCCGTCCATGCCCCGCTATAATGCCGCCCTCGTCATCTATAAGAATAGGGTTGGTAAATCCGAACTCTTTTATGCTTGCTGCTACTTGTTGAACCTGCTCCTCGCTGTGCGTTCTTGAATTGTTTACGTAGGGGATAAGCTCCCCAGTGGCTTTGTATTCAACGGATAACATTAGACCTCTGTGCCAAAGGTGGCGCGTATATTCATAAGGGGGTTCTGGAGCATAACATCATGCTCGTCAGGTGGTAAACCGTTTACCTTGCAATCTACTGCATCACACCAGTAACGCAGGGCGACTATTACAGGCTGTGCAGCAGAGGGGTTATCAATCAGGCTCTGGGTTATGCCATCAACCTTTGACAGCAAATCATGCCACCCATTTTCTTCGCATTCAATAATACGGCTTACAATGTTCAACTGGTGCATATTAACCTCCGCAGGCTAACAGTTTGGTTGTGCCGTTATTGTAAACGCTGGTTACTTTTTGTGCAATCTAAGGTCTTGTATAGCCACTAGAATAAGGGCTGTGAAGATAAAGCCTATCATGTATAACATTTCGCGATTCTCTGGTTGGTAAGTTCGCGGGCATTGTAAAGGCTATCGGTTATGATTAGAAATGATGGTTTAGCATGGGGAATATATCAAGAAAGATATAGTGCCGCGTTGTGACTACAGGGGCGGCAAACCTGCTTCAAGGGGTAGGAGGGGAAACCCTAGTCGATAATGATTATAGCCAGAGCTAGTAAGATGGCAAGGGCATTGCTTACAGGCTTACTCGCCTGAACTTTAAGCCAGTCTTTTATCCTCTGCACTCGCTGACCTTTTAACAACCTGTCTACGCTGGCATTGACCTCTT